GGTTTAAATGATGAAAAGCTTACTAATCAAATAGCTAATACTATTACATATTTTACCAAAACTCAAATTCTTAAACAAACTGAAAAGGAAGAAGGAATTACTGAAGATTTATTTTCACGTTTAGTTCAAGAAATAGCACCCCCTAAACCAACAAATGATCCAAAACAAAACAAAGTTGGTGGAAATATAGGTGGTTTAATCACAGCATTAAAAGGCCTTAACACCCCTGGAGGAAACCCCACATTACTAGCTTCAGCTATTACTAAAATAAAAGGAGGAATATCTGCTGATAAACTTAGCACTAGTGAATTAAAAGAACTTGCTAGGATAATGGCTGAAATGGTACGTACTGGAAATGATAATCAAATAAATAAAATAGCAGCAGCTTTAAGAAGTATAGAATCCACAGCTGGCAAAGAAAAAACCCAACCTGACAAACCAGTAAAAGAAGAAGTAATTAATAAAATAGAAAAACTTCTTATAGAAAAACTTCTTTCAAAAAAAGAAAAGGGTGAAAAAGAAAAAATTGTAAAGGCTCTTAAATCTAATAAAAAAGATTTTGTTAAAAGATACGGCAAGGATGCTCAAAATGTAATGTATGCTACTGCTACTAAAATGGCTAAAAATAAATAATGACTAAAAAAGAATTAAGAGATAGTATTAAAGCAGTTGCTAAAGAATTATATAAGTCTATAGACACAAAAGTAGATTTAGATACTTCTTTTACTGGGATATCTTTAGATATTGAAAGATACCCACTGCTAGCTAAATTTCCTTCTTTAAGAGTTACTATAGAAAAACTTCTTACATCTCAATATGATTTATTCATACAAGATGTTTTATGGGTAGCACCTCGTCCTACTACTTTTAAAATTATTTTTAATAACGGACAGTTTTTTTATTTGATAGTTCATTTTAATGGATTTATAGCTAAAATAGAAGGTAAAAAATACCCCCTTAACACCATAAATAGCCTAGATAGAGCCTCAGATGCTTTATCACGTATACTTTCTTATGGTTCAACTGCTGCTCCTACAGAAGAAGCACCAGCAGAAGAAGCACCAGCAGAAGAAGTACCTACAGAAGAAACACCAGCAGAAGAAACTCCTACTGAAGAAACACCAGCAGAAGAAACTCCTGAAGAAACAACATAACAAAAATAATATAAATATCAATTATAATGAAAAAACCTAATGTAATTACCGAACAACAAGTAGAACAAATCATTCAAGAATTAGTTAATGAAGGATTCTTTGATAGACTTAAAGCTACAGCTTCAGGAACATTTTCTGGAGTAAAACAAGGAGTTAAAAATTTCCAATCATTTATGAAAGGAGATCCTAAAGGTATACTTCCTCCTAAATTAATGAAAAATTTAGGTAAATTAGATTCTATGTTAACTACAACTACAAAAACTTTAACCTCTGCATCAAAAGACTTTAACACCATCTTTCCAGCTGGATCTGAAGCAGAATTACCTAAAGAATTAGGTGCTCTTATATCTCAATATAAAACAAGCTTAGAACAAATTTTAAATGCTAGTGTTGCAGTTCAAGATGTAGTTAAAAACGGAATTCAAAACCCTCAATCTCTTCTTAAACCTAAAAAATCTAGCACAGCAAAACCAGGCGCTAAAAAACCAGCACCTAAGAAACCAGGCGCTAAAAAACCAGCACCTAAAAAACCAGCAGCTCGTTTTTAAAATATGAGTATTTTTGATAAATTTTTTACTAAGTTTTCTTATAAATTTGATAAGGGTTACCCTGATATGAAAGACCCAAAGGATATTGTTTTACTTAAAAAATTAGTTGTAGAAACATTAGGTTTAATGGTTGAAGAAAAAGATTATAATGATCAAATTTTAGATCTCCTTAGTGATTTATCTGATGATGAAGCTAAAAAAAAGGTAATTGCTTATTTATCTAAAATAAACAAAAAAGAAGATAAAGAAGATAATAAACTAGAAGAAAACATCATTAAACATCTTGCAGATAAAAATTTAACTGGAGATATAATAGATAGTATTTTATTTAAAATTACTAAATCTAATCAATTACAACAGTTTTCTGATTATTTAGATAATCCAAATCTTACTCATTCTGATTTATTAAATAATAACAATTTAAATTCTTTATTTGGAGAAGTTTCACTAAACCCTGATTTAAAAAACAAAATCATTAACATATCAGGAGCTTTAGGGAACATTACTTTTGGTAAAGGAGAAATAGCATTAATAGTATTTTTAAAAGGAGCTATTAAATTTAAATCTTCTAAAGAACAAAAGGGCGACATCCAAATAGAAGGACATGTTCTAGAATTAAAACGAGGAAAATTTATTGTAGCCCCAGCTGCATATATTAGTCGAGCTACAAAATCAGATCTTTTTAAAGGTACTAAATCTAAAGAATTTGTTGAAAAATACAATATAGATTTATCTTCTAGAACACCTTGGCCTTCACTTATAGTTCAAGCTAAACCTGAAGAAAAAGAAGTAAAAGAAATCTTAAAAGAAGTATACCCTGGATTAAATGTAGATGTAGACCTATCTAGTCCTGAAGCTCTAAATACATCTATAGGTTTAGCATTAGCTAAAGATTATTTAACCAATAAAGATTTACTTCTTATAAGTGAGCAAAACAATTATATTTGTGTTGAAAATTATAGCGCATTTGAACAAGGAGTTAAATCAGGACTTATAGGATTTTCTTTAGCATCGGATATTATTCCTAGATGTTACATAAATTAATAATATTTATAATAAAAATTTAATACTATGGGATGTGCTTGTGGATGTAATACTTGTCATAAATCGCCGTTATTAAATGAAGCGAAACAATATGATGCTCCTATATCTGAAAATTTGAGATATCATATAGACAATAAGATACCGCTTAATGAAAATATATTTAGAGCAGGTTCAAACTCTCATATTAATTTATTACAAGAAGCACGTAATCTTTGGAATCAAAACATTATTGAACTCCAAGATTTAGATAAACGATTATTCGAACATACTGATTTAGGTAGAATAGGAGTTTATGAAGGTAAAATAGTCCCACTTGATTTACCTTTAATGGAAATAGAAACATTAACGGAAGCAGAATTAGAAGAAGAAAAGAAAAATCCACCTTTAGGAAAACCAAAACGTGGTGGTTCTAAAAAATTCTATGTTTATGTAAGAGATCCTAAAACTAAGAATATTAAAAAAGTATCATTTGGTCAAGTAGGAATGTCTGCAAAAATTAATGATCCAAAAGCAAGACAAGCATTTGCTAAAAGACATAAATGCGCTCAAAAAACAGACAAAACCAAACCTAGCTATTGGTCATGTCGCCTCCCCCGCTATGCTAAACTATTAGGATTAAAATCAACATTTTCAGGATTCTGGTAATATTTAAAAAATGGCTAACGAATTAAAGACATATGGGGATTTAAAAAAAGCTATTAAATCCATTACTACCAAACAAAAAGGAGAAAAAATTGCTGGTGTAGCAGCAGATGTTCTTGCTGGCTTTATACCAGGTGCTGATGCAGCGAAAACTACAGTAGGCTTTGTAAAAGCCCTAATGAAAAAACCAGACAATAAAAAAACTAAAACTTGGTTAGATAAATTAGATGTAGATGATAAATTCTCTAAAATAGTTGACGATACTGTGGAAAATGGATTTATAGATAATATATCTCAAACCATTGCATCTAAATCTGATGATGCATCTTTAGACCCTAATTTTGACATGAATGATGAACTAGCTAAATACTTAAAAACTAATTATTCTGGCCGAACAGTAACAGGAATAGCTGAAATTATTAAAGAAACTTTATTAGAAGCTGGTTTTACTTTTAGTCCTAAAAAAGGAGGTGTTGGAGGTAGAAGATATATTCCTAAATTTTTTACTTTAGAAAAATCTATTAGAGATCAATTTAGTGATCTTATTAAATTTTATGGAGGAATAATGTATGTTGATCCTCAAGTTCCTATTGCTTTAGGATACTTAGAAAGAGGCAGACAATCATATGAAAAAACCCAAAACTTCCCATCATTAACTAAAGCTCTTCAAGATAAACTTCCACAGCCTATTAGATTAGCTATTAAAAAAGGAGTAGAAGATCAAAAACTAGTAAATGTTGGTGATAAACAAATGATTCCATTAGATTTAGAAATTACTAGAGATGAAGCTGGGAATTATTTGATTAAAAATCCATACACTAGCATAGATGAATACAAGTTATTCCTAACAGAAATGTTAATTTTAGAAAAAAAAAACGTATCTAATGTTTATCAATTAGAATCTCTTCTAATAACTGATACTAGTGTTCGTAACCAAGCTGAAATTCTTTCTGATATTCGTTCTCTTTCTGGAGTTACTATTGTATCCACAGACCCATTAAACCCTAATCAAACAGTTCAAAATAAAGATAGAGTTGAATCTAAACTTTATTTAAAAATAGACCCACATCCGTTTTTAGGAAAAGGAGGATTTGGAGATGAAGAACTAGAATCTATTTATTCTAGTATTAAAAAAATTAAAGGTGTTACTGTATTTAGAGTAATTGGTAAACCACTTAAAAAAACATTACGATGATTAAATTAATAGACATATTAACCGAAGCAAAAAAAATCAAAGAAACATTTGAGGAATTTGCTAACATTAGAGGTAAAGGTGCCGCTAAAATAGCTGAAACAGCAGAAAAAAAAGGTGGTTTAGCACTTTTAACTTGGCATCATTTTAAAGTTAAAGCTCCTTATTATAAAAAGGCTAATGAAGGTAAATTTAATATAGAAGATGCTAAAAAAGAATTTGAAGAAACATACAAAAAAATATCATTAAATATGACTCAAATTGAGTTTCAACGTGAAGTTGGACGTTTAGAAGTATTAGGTGAATTGCTGATTAGAGATAAAAAATAAATAAATTATGCTTTGTATAGAAACTTATTTAAAAAAAACAGAAGATAAAGGAATTGGTGTTTTTTCAAAAAATTTTGTAAAAAAAGGAACTATTATATGGCAATTTAAAGAAGGATTTGATTTAAAAGTTCATAAAGATAAATTACTTGAATTAAATAATATACAAAAAGAATATATTAATACATACTTTTGGAGAGAAGAAGACTATTATTACTCATCATGTGATCACTCAATATTTCAAAATCATAGTAAAACACCTAATTCAGTTGAATTAGATACAGATAAAATGATTGCAGCTAGAGATATTTTACCTGATGAAGAAATACTCGTAAATTATGGTGATTTTGATGAAGATTTTGAACTATATAAAAATATACTTTTTTAATAAAAAATGAAACTAAATTCAGATATCCCCAGCTTTAAAGCATTAGTTCGTAAATCTTATTTTACTAAAAATCATAAAGATTCAAACGAATTTTATAATGTGTATGTTTTTGGCCTCCAATCTTGTAGTGGAAAAATATTAACATTCCATGTTATGGTAGATAATGGTATGGTTCGTTCAAGAGTACCTATATCAGAAATATATACGAAAATTCCTACAAATGACATACCTTTTAATTTTAAACAATTGTGGGATTGTTTTAGTGAAAATGTATCTGTAATAGAATATAGTTTTTTATCATATCATAGAGCACAAATTGTTTTAAGAGATGGAAGTAAAGTATGGGCTACATATCTTATGACTGTTGACTGGTTTAACAACCCATATTCTGATGAGCCTTCTGATTACAAATGTGGGCATATTCTTATAGCTGACGATGGTTATTTACTGTGTCAACCTAATAATAGAATTTACTGGAAAGATTCTAATTGGGTTACTAAACCACTCCCAGAAGACCTAAAACAATTTAAAGTAGATACAAAACTACCATCAGTTGAAAACCAATCTGATAGATGGATAACTGAAGATGGAGATTCATTTTATTATGATATGAATGAAACCATATAAAGATATAGAAGTCACTAATGAATATATTATTCGTGAATTTAGCGAAAATATAGATCCTATTGAATTAATGTGGCATCGTGATAAAGAAGATCGTTTAGTTGAAATTATAGAAGAAACAGATTGGAAAGTTCAATTAGAAAATCAATTACCAACTTCTATAAACCAACCAATATTTATACCAAAATACGAGTGGCATCGTGTTATTAAAGGAACAGGAAATTTAAAATTAAAAATTTATAGACAGATTCATAGCCTGTCGCTCTAATAAGAGATAAAAATATGGTAGCTGTGGCACCCCTAAAAAGGTGCCACTTTTATTTTGGATTTTATAATAAAATTTATTATCTTTATATTGTATGAATAAAAAAATAGTAATTATAGGCGCAGGAGTAGCTGGTATAAACGCAGCTACTAAATTAGTTGACAATGGTTACCCTGGTAACTTAATCACAATTATAGATAAAGGCAATGATCCACATAACCGTTTACCTGAAGAAGTAATGACGGGTATGTTAGGTGCTGGTGGTTGGAGTGATGGTAAATTAACATACCATACTGCAATTGGAGGTGTATTGTCAAAATATTGTGGTGAAGAAAAAGCAATGGAGTTAATGGATCAAGTTATTAATAACTTTAGACGTTTTCACCCTAAACCAGAAGAAATCTTTTGCTCTGATCCACAAGCAGAACCTGACTTTATTAAACCATATTTTGGATTACGTTTATTCCCAGTATGGCATATTGGTTCAAATTATCTACATGAGATTGCTAAAGCATGGTATCAATACCTGCTAGACAAAGGAGTAAAATTTGAGTGGAATACTGAAGTAGATGATATTGATTTTAATAATAATAAAATCTATACTCATAACACTACGTTACAATATGATTCTTTAATATTCGCAGTAGGTAAATCAGGTATTGATTTTGCTCAATCGTTATCAAATGAATATAAATTACCAACTGAACCAAAATCAGTACAAATTGGAGTGCGTTTTGAAGCACCACAAAAATATTTTCAAAAATTAATTGATATTAGCTATGATTTCAAACTATATCAAAAATATGATAATGTGTCATTAAGATCATTTTGTACTAACAATAACGCAGCTTACGTCGCAGTAGAGGAAACATATGGTGATATTACTTATAACGGTCATGCTAAAAAAGGTAAGGAATTTGAAAACCAAATGACCAATTTTGGCATTTTGATGGAAATCAAAGGTATTGATAATCCATTTGAATGGTCAAGAGATGTTGTTAAAAAATGTCAAGCTATGTATAAAGCTGATGGTAATCATAATCACCCATATCCTCATGATGAATTGAGTTGGCAATTTAAAGATAAAGTAGCATTATATTATTCTCCATCTAGAACAACTAGTTTAACAAGTGAAGGTAACAAAATTGAATGTTATCAAATGGATTCATTAGATATTTTTAAAGAAGCAATGGGTGAATATGCAGACTATATTATTAACTTTATCGACCAAATGAACAAAGTATTCGAATTTGGTGATGATTGGGGAATGTATATTCCTGAAGTAAAATATTTGTCTCCTGAACCATTAGTTCGTTATGATGATTTATCATTAAGTGAATTTTCAAATGTACACTTTGTAGGTGATGCTTTATCTGCTCGTGGAATTACAGTTAGTGGTGCTCAAGGAATATATGTAGCTGAAAGTTTAATTAAATAAAATAAAAATTATGCCAATAGACCAAACATTGCAAGTTAAAAAGTATACTTCAACAGACGGTACAATCCGTTATATGAAAGATGGTAAACTACACAATTGGGAAGGCCCAGCAATGATTCATCCAGATGGAAAAGAAGAATACTTTATTAATGGGTTCCAACATACTAAAGATAGTTGGAAAAAAGCTAGAAAAGATGGTATTGGTTTACCATGGTATAAATCAAGTGTAGCTAAAACTAGGTTTTAATTTTTCTTTTTATTATATTATTAGTATGAAAATAGGATTTTGTGGAACAATGAGTGTTGGTAAATCAACACTAGTACATGCTTTAAAAGAATTACCTGAATTTAAAGATTATTTTTTTGCTACTGAACGTAGTAAATATTTACGTGATTTAGGCATTCCATTAAACACTGATAGTACATTAAAGGGTCAAACAATATTCTTGGCTGAACGTTGTTCTGAGTTAATGCGAGAAAATGTTATTACTGATAGAACAATTATTGATGTAATGGCATTTGCTGAATGTGCTCAATCAATTGAAAAAGATGAAAAGCAGTCTTTTATTAGTTATGCTTCTCAATTTATTAAAGAATACGATTATATATTTTATATTTCTCCTATTGGAGTAGAAATAGAAGATAATGGTGTTAGAGAAACAAATTCTGAATATCGTGATTTAATTGATATTTCTATAAAATCATTAATTAAATCTAATATAGATACTTTTAAAAACTTTGGAATAATTACGGGTACTATAGAAGAAAGAATTAAACAGGTTAAATTTTATTTAAAATTTTGATATTTATAATCAAAATTCTACTATAAATGAAACAACTTGATCTTTTAAGAAAAATCGTTAGAGAAACCCTTGAAGAAAAGGGTCTTGATGAAATGGCTCGCTTAGCCACAGGATACAAACTCGCAGATAATTGGGAAGAAGCATTTGCTTCATTACCTCCTAATATCCAAAAATCTACTAGATTTCTTAGAGTTATTGACCACCTTAAAGATAACCCAGGAGCAGAAATGAAAGATATAGCTTTAGCCCAATTTGGTCCTAATGCTGATACTCCTGCAGTTAACCCACAAATACGTGCATTATTAGGTGTAGGTGTAATTGAAAAAACAGGATATACTACTCCTAAAGCAGTAAAAATGGAGCCAACTGGTACTAGAGGTCGTCCAAAAGTTACCAATGATGAATTAAAAATGATGGGTGCTCGCATTGCTTTAAAATTTGCTAAAGGAGATTCATCATATACTCCTGAAGAAATAGAATACATCCAGAATCTTTATAATTCTTTACCTTAATTATTTGTTCTTGGTCTAAACTTGGGGAGAACAAGATAATTAGTTATATTAACATATGTAATTTATGAGTCAACCCAATTTAAAAGATATAATTCGCCAAGAATATCTCAAGTGTGTTCAAGATCCGGCACACTTTATGAAAAAATACTGTTATATTCAACACCCCCAACGTGGAAGAGTAGTATTTAATTTATATCCTTTTCAAGGTAAAGTATTAAATTTATGGAAAGATAATCCATATTCAATAGTTCTTAAATCCCGACAATTAGGAATTTCAACATTAGCTGCAGGATATTCCCTGTGGCTAATGTTATTTCATAAAGATAAAAATGTACTTTGTATAGCTACTAAACAGGAAACTGCCCGTAACATGGTTACTAAGGTTAAATTTATGTTTGATAATTTACCTTCATGGCTAAAAATACAAGCAGAAGAAAATAATAAATTATCATTGCGCCTTAGTAATGGATCACAAATTAAAGCTACATCCGCAAGTAGTGATGCTGGTCGATCAGAAGCAGTATCACTTCTTATTATAGATGAGGCTGCGTTTATTGAAGGGATTGGTGAGATATGGGCTTCATCACAACAAACCTTAGCAACGGGTGGTGGAGCAATTGTATTATCTACTCCATACGGTACTGGTAATTGGTTCCACCAAACATGGGTTAGAGCTGAATCACAAGAAAATGATTTTCTACCAATTAAGTTACCATGGTTTGTTCATCCTGAACGAGATGAAGCTTGGAGAAAACGCCAAGATGAATTATTAGGTGACCCTAGATTAGCATCCCAAGAATGTGACTGTGACTTTAATACATCAGGAGATGTAGTATTCTACCCAGAATGGATTGAATTCATAGCCCAAACAACTATTAAAGATCCTTTAGAAAGACGAGGAGCTGATCAAAATTTATGGATATGGGAACCAGCAGATTATTCTAGAGATTATATGGTAGTAGCTGATGTTGCTAGAGGTGATAGTAAAGACTTTTCTGCACTTCATGTGATAGATGTTGCTACTAATACTCAAGTAGCTGAATATAAAGGTCAACTGCCTCCTAAAGAATTTGGATATCTTTTATGTGCTATCGCTACTGAATATAACCAAGCTTTACTAGTAGTAGAAAATGCTAATATAGGATGGTCAACACTAGATGCAATCCAAGAAAGAGGATACCGAAATTTATATTTCTCCCCTAAAGGAGATTCTATAACCGCCGAATCATTTTATGACCAATTTTCAGATACTTCTAAAATGACTCCTGGATTTACAATGTCACTTAGAACTAGACCTTTAGTGATTAATAAATTTAGAGAATATATAGGTGATCAAAGTGTCACTATACAATCAAAACGTTTATTAGAAGAAATGAGAGTATTTGTTTGGAAAAATGGTCGTCCTGAAGCTCAATCTGGTTATAATGATGACCTAATAATGAGTTTTGGTATAGCTATGTTTTTAAGAGATACTTCTTTAAAATTTAGACAACAAAATCTAGATGCTGCTCGTGCAGCATTAAACAATGTAAAATCAAATAATCCACTAGCTGGTGTTTATTCTCCTAACAAAAATAGTAACCCATATCATATAGATATAAATGGGCAAAGAGAAGACATCAAGTGGTTATTATAATATTTATAAATAAAAATGGCTGACATAAATGTATTTACTAGACTAAAACGACTTTTCTCCACGGATGTAATTATAAGAAATCTTGGAGGAGATGAATTAAGAGTTTTAGACGTAAATAAAATTCAAACAACTGGGGAAATTGAAACTAATTCTTTGTATGATCGTTTTACTCGATTATACACTACTAATTCATCCCCATATTATAATTTAAATGCTAATTACCCTACTTTACGTCTTAACCTATACCAAGACTATGAAGTAATGGATACAGACGCTATCGTAGCTTCAGCATTAGATGTTGTAGCAGATGAATGTACTCTTAAAAATGATTTAGGTGAAATTCTTCAAATTCGTAGTTCTGATGAAGATATTCAAAGAGCATTGTATCATTTATTTTATGACGTATTAAATGTTGAATTTAATTTATGGTCTTGGACTCGTCAAATGTGTAAATACGGTGATTTCTTTTTAAAACTTGAAATTGCTGAAAAATATGGAGTATACAATGTTATTTC